GGATAAGACCACCATATTGACGCAATTAAAGGATTTACAAAAGTTGCCAAAAAACTAACCGATGCAATAATAGTTCCGCCTATCATAAAATTTCTAAATAGTTGTGCGGTAAGAGTATTTGATGTTAATAAATTCATAATTATATATTTTAGAAATATAAATGTATGAATTACGAATTTATATTTTATATTTCTAAAGTATATATTTTATATTTCTAAAGTATATAAGATGTCTGGCTATACTATTGATACATATCCAAGCCGATTAGGAGGGGGTATTCCAGGAGGACAGCCTATGGGCGGATTACTTGGCGGTGGTGCTGCAAGCGGGGGAGGAGGAGGATCTTCGGGCATGGAAGGTGGTGGACGCCGTGCTATTAACCGTTTAATGTTACGACGCGTGTTAAATCACAAGGTTTTTCCTAATGGAAATCCGCAAGTTATTACGCCATTTAGACGGTATTTAAACGCAGGTGATACTGCTGGAACTTTAAATTCATCGCCGTCTTCTCTTTTAGGTCGTCCAATTAGTCAAACTGGTTCTAGTAGCATGGTTTCTCGTATAAATGCGCCTCGTAGTGGTGTTCATACGGGTGATGCATTCTACACGGGTAATCAAAAATATGTTTATGATGGCGCCGATTATGTACGATTTAAAAAACTTCAAGCCACCAACCGAAATTATAATGATTCCAGCAATGGTGGTGAAAACGGCACTACAACCAAACAAGCCCTTTCTCGGGTAAGACGTTAAATCTCATAAGTTTTGAGTTTATGTTTTTGGGTTTATTTACGAAGGTGTAAAATAAATAAAATTGATTAAAAATTATTAAAACTACAATAGTATACAAAATAAAATAGTAATATGTGTCAAGACGATACGCCAAAAGTTCGTAAAGGAGTCGATGGACGAAAAAAGGATCAAAAACACAAAGGCGCCCAAGAACATCGTCTTGGAAATTCAAAATATGTCAGATTAAAAGAAACAATGATGTCAAATAAACAGGGTAAAGACAAATTATAATATATACAATTTTTTAGGAAGTTTATAAGGGGTTTAAGAGTATATAAGTATTAAGCAAGAATATAATAATAATTAAATAATAATAATTAAATAAAAATAATATATAAATGAGTATCCCACCACAAACAGTTGGTCCAGCATCAATCCCTACAAAACAAAATATTCCCAATAATCTTACTGGTTCGGTGATGGGTATGCCTTTTAAATCAGCAACAATGACCCAAGGTAGTTTTTTTTCAATTTCCCGAGCCGCATATAATAAAAATGTAAAAAAAAATGTGGATGGTATAGGAAAAACACAAATACCAGACGGTAAAAAGAAATGGTATGGTGCGTCCAGCTCGCGTTCATGTTCGGAACATATTAATTTAAAAGGCATTGAAGCTACTGGAAAAAGCACAACTAATCGGATCATGCCACAACCAATGTCATTTAGTGGCGCAGACCAAACAACCGTAAAAACGGCTTTAGCGCGTTGTCGTGGAAGTGGATGCGTTGCACCAAAAAAAAAAGGCGCAATTTAATTTATATTATGTTAAATATTATATTAAATATTATTATAATATAAATGGTAAAATCAAATAAAAACTATAATTCTTCTAAAAAGAATACGCATTCCCGCCGTTATAATAAAAAAGGTGGTGGATTCTTCGGCGGAGACGATACGCTGCCTGTTGCCATGGGAAATGAACCTATGCCGACGACCGCGGCACCTGTAGCACCTGTAGCACCTGTAGTACCCAATCAAGAGATAGGAGAAAACAAAGATAAAGAATGTTGTCCTTGTAATAAAGGTATTGGGGATATGTTAAACCCGACAGGTGCACTAAATAAACTTGAACAAAACCTTGTTGGAGCGCAGGAAAAAGCGGTTAATACAGTTTCCCAAAAAGTTACTGATACTAAAGATCAAGTAAAAGAAAAAGGAAAAGGGTTTTTTAGTAGATTGTTTGGAGGCCCAAAATCAGGAGAACCCATATCAGGCGGAGGTCGTAAAAGCAAGCGTCGCACTAGCCGAAAAGGCAAAGGGAAGCGCCGCACTAGCCGAAAAGGCAAAGGGAAGCGCCGCACTAGCCGAAAAGGCAAAGGCAAAGGCAAAGGCATAACCCGCAAACGAAAATAAAAATTTGACAATTTCAATTAAAATATATAAATTGTCAAAATCGAAGCCACTTAATTGTCTATTTTTTTTTAAGCATTAATCTTAATAAAATATACAATCCTAATAATCCTAGCATACTGTAGTAAAAGCGTATTATATAGTCATTTGGCATTTTACTATAATCAATTGTTTTTTTATCAATATTGTTTTTTTGTGGAATAGTATTATTCCCTTTAGTCGTAAAAGATTCATCAACAGTGTAGTTCAAATCATAATCTCGTTTTCTTAATCCATTACTATTTGGAAACCATGAGTCTGGCATTATATCAATATCTGAATTTATTACATATCCAGATTCTAATTTTTTTCTACCATTATTATCAATTGTTTCCATTTTAATTTGTTGACAAGGTGGAGTAGCCCCGCCAGTAAAAGCTAATAAAAGCTGTGTAGGGTGTATTTGTGCAATATTCCCCAAAAGTCCTGGTATTAACCCTTTAAAACTACCTAATCTAATATTACCACTTATATTAGAAAGAAGAGGAATTGCTCCATCTGGAACATTATTAACATAAATAGACCGTTTTACAGATTCTCCAGTAGATTTATCTTTGCATTGAATACCTGTTTCAACAAAAAACTTATTTCCTAAAGGACCATTTATATCACCAATATACCTTCCGTTTTTATCTACATTTTTACCAGCACAATCACCTAGATTGCAAGTCCCTGTTGTAAGTAATTCAATATAGCTTAATAACCCACTTACATCATCCGCTAACGCATTAAATGAAGGCGCACTTGACATTCCAAGCTCTCGTGGAGTCTTTATGTGTTTAACATAATTATATGTTGGTCCTAACATTCCACCTTCTTTTTCAGATTCTTCTACGCCGCCCTGTGTATTAATATCTTTAAATTGATTACCTGACATTATTATTAATATATATTAATATATAATTTATATTTTTATTTTATTTGCTTCATTACTTAAATTAATCAAATCATTTAATTTTAATTGTAAATTATTTATCTTTGTTGCTTCTTCGGCCGATAAATTATGTTTTTCTAATACTGAAGGTTGGGTAAATTTTTCTTCTTCTATAATTTCGGAGGATTTATTATTTTTGTGTGGGTTCGACACCTTGATATGGTCTTCAAATCCTTCAATCCCCGGACATTTTTTTGTAGTTTGAATAAATGTATTATATAAATAATAAAATAGGAGAATGGAAAACAATACAATAAGAGATTTTACAAGTATCATTTATTATAACTTATTATTTTTTTCTAAAAATATCTCTCTATATAATAAATAAATGGCATTATTACCTATATCACCATATATATCATGGAAAGGGTTATCTACGAATAGTGCTATTCCATCATTTTCCAGACCAGATTTAACTGTAAGTGGACCAGAGTTTAAGGCTAATCCCATTAAACATTGGCGAAAACAGCTGATTCCTACAGAAAATAGTGGAAATCGTAACCGCCGTGCTGGTGCTGGTATACCAAATGATACGCCGGGCGGTAGTGTGTATTTAGGAAATGTAAATGAAAATACAGATTGTTTATTAAACGCATCTTCCGACACGAGTGGAATAAAAGAAAATATTATAAAATTTAATAATACAAATTTTGTGTATGACATTTCTGGTTGTTTAATAGGAGATTGTAACCCCCAAAGAAAGTACATACGTCCAGCAACTACAATTATAAACAAAAAATATCATGTTGATCGTAAAAGTTATTTACGTAGTCGTTGTAATTTATATGATCAAAATTTAAATAATAATATAACTCATCCTAATTGTACTGATTGTCCTAATACAACAGCTAATTGTCAAAGTATATATAAACCTAATAATGTTCAATATTCTAAACAAGGCGCAGTCGATAGTAGTGATCGTATTACGCGTCTTAAATTAAACACAGTTAACAAAAATGCGGCATCTTATAAAGAATTATTTGGAACTAGTGCTTCGCGTTATTTGGGTATGGCTTCAACGCCTTATTTTGTTAAATCGAAATATCAAGTATGTGTTCCTTTAACCTGTCGGACATTTTAAATGTCTGACGGATTAAAAAAAGTGGACACAATACTATATGCGACACTAATTAAAATAAAATAAAATAAAATAAAAAGATAGTGATAAAAATATATTATATTTGTTATAATATAATATAATATATGAATCATTTATTCGCTTCTTATCAAAAAAATATTGCAATTGGCGGACATGACGGTAATCGGTTTTTGGCGCGACCAATTAATTCTTGGCGAAAACAATATCAAACAACAACAGGATACAGTCGTGCATCAGTTGGAATGCCAATGGATAGACCGGGAGGAGTGGTCCCGGTCAAGAGCGAATATATACAATGCGAAACTTGTAAAGGTTCTTTACCGATAAAAGTTGAAACGATAAATGATTCTGACTGTTATTCTTGTAAAAAGATTATAAATAATGTACAATTATCGGATAAACACTATACTGATACTAGCTCTTATTTACAGTCACGGTGTTCAAAATATCATCAAAATATAAGTACTGGTCGTGTATCATCAATTGAGTATTTTTCACAAGATGGTAAACCGATTAACCCTTCTGACTCAGAAAATGGAACTCAAGTAAGAGAAACTAAAAATTGTTATAATCATAAACCGCCTCTTTCTTGTAATAGAACAATTTATAAACCGAATAATGTTCAATATGCGCAACAAGGCGGAGTTTCGTCTAGTTCAAGAATATCCCGATTAAAATATAATACATTAAACAATAATGGATTAGATTATTCTGCCAAAACTGCAATGAATGAAAATAGCGGGCGCCTTCAATCACATCCAAGTCCATCTTATTTTGTAAAATATAAACCACAACCAATTGTTTATTCTCATAGAACTGGTGCACTAACGGTATGTCCGTCAGAAAATACTGTATGTATGATTTGAATAAAAAAATCAATTCAATAAAGAATCAATTCATTTTTTCTTTTTTAATCGTTTATTATTGGTTAAGCCAAATCAACTGTTTCATGATCTGGCGCTGACCCATATGAAATTAAATCTGGCAGATCATCGTCATCACTATCATCATTCTCCAGCATCGAATGATGCGACGGCGACGGCGATGTACTTCGATAATTATTGCTGGTTGTGATAGCTTCCATCTCTGTATAACATTTACAAATGCGCCAGCGAATTGAATTGAGGGCTTTCACAACGTTGATAGTAGAAGGCCCCCAAAAGAGAAACATATTGGTTTCGCGATCATGCCAAATGAAGTAAATTCCACATACTACAGTTGTCTTCTTGAAGAAATAACCGTCAATTCCAATAACCTTCTTCATAACAGTGACATTCGGTGGAGCTGGAATATATCCAAATACAATCGGGTTTTTATTGGCTTTACCGTCGTGGTTCATGTGGAGCGTGTGCTTTAATCTCGAAATATAGATGGCCAGTTCTTGATCGGGTGGAACGCCTTTGTGCGTAAGAATGTCTAAATGTTGACATACCGTTTCTGTGCGCGCATTTCGCAAATCATACCTGACTGGCGGGGCCAAAATCGTCTTTTTTACCTTTTCCGCTTGGTCTTGTTGTTGTGTTTGATAATTACCTGACTGACGCGCTTCATATTCTTGTTGGGACATAGTGTTGGACATATGAGAACTCATGATAGTTTGTTTGTTGGGTTGTTATCATTCGTTAATAATCAAAAGTTTAATTCAATTTTTTTCACAAAAAATAAATTTTATATTACTTATAATGAAAATATCTTTATTGTTGAAGAAATACAGAATTATTAAAATTAAAATTTAATATAGACCTCATGAAAACCAATCATATTTGTTCTACATTTTAATTTATAAAATTCATTTACATTATTAATTACTCCAAATTCAATATTATTTACATTTCCATTATTTAAATAAGGATGGGTCTGGGAATGTACTAATTCAAACTTATTATCTATTAATTTATTTCTAATAAACGGAATTTTATCATCAGGACCATCCATTTCAATAATAATTAATTTAATATTGTCTAATATTTCAGGTATATCATTTAAAATGTTATAAAATGCACCTTCGCAATCAATAACCAATACATCAAATTTTTGATTAACCATCATTTCTAATTCATGTATATCAAACATTGTACAATATTTACATTCGTTCCACAATTTTTCATGTTCATCTCTATTTCTTCCAACAAACCCATGAGCAACCGAAAAACTTGTATTATATATTTCTTTTA